AGCGTCCAAGTGTTAACCGTATCAAAAGACTCAAACGGCTCTTGCAGTTTGGTCGTGACGTTGCTCGAAATGGCGGTAATAACTTCGGCATAAGTGCCGTCGTTCATGTCTTTATTGCGTCGAGTTACGTCGTTGTAACTCTTAATGATATCTGCCATGTTTACCCCCTGAAAAAAATGGCACTATGAAAAACTGCTATTAACTTAACTTCATTGCTTCATTGATCTTCTCAACGAGCTTTGCATCACTCCAACGTCGATCAATCTTCAAGCCGATTTTATCAGCTTGTTGCAGCATCTCTTCACGAGTTGGAGAAGAATCAGAAACTTCTTTCGGATGGTCAAGCGTTTCTTCTGGCTCAATGAATTTAATGACCGCTTCGACAAGCGTTTTACTCCACCCGTTAAGCACAGCCGCTTGAAGTTGAGCCTCATCATTAACGCCAATTGATTCATAAGTAGTGCCATTCGGGCCAAAATGAGCGCCTGGGCATCGATAAACAGAAGCAGGGAACTCCATCACTTACCCTTTTTCACCGTCTTGGCGGCAGCTTTAAACGCTTTCGCAGTGGGTGCTCCAGCCGATCCAGGCTTGCGCATACGCTCTTTAGAGCCAGCTTCAATGCGCTCCCGCTTTGCATGAATGTTTGCGTACAAACCTTTCTTCATTTCTTCGGCCCTTTACTTGGCTTGCCTGCTTTCATCGCCGCACTGCGAGCCGTTGATAGTGCAATCGCCACGGCCTGCTTTTGTGGCTTGCCAGCCTTCATCTCTTTTGAGACGTTTGAACTGATACTCTTCTGACTGTAACCTTTTTTCAGCGGCATATCGTTTGCTCCAATAAGAAGCCCGAGGATTGCTCCCCGGGCTAGGTTTACAGCTTAGGCGATGCGATACGCAACAAAAGTATCAGCAGCCGTCTTGCGCATACGGAAACGGGAGGTAGAACCAGTGGTTGCAGCCGTTGCAGCAGCGCCCACGATAGTAACGCCAGTGTTAACGGTAACAGTCAAAGCGAACGCGGCCAAAGTGATCAGCGAAAAATCAATGCTGTCACCAATCGCAAACTCCGAAGCGAGGTCCAAAGCGGCACCCGTAGGAAACTGCACGTTGCGGCCAGCGGTTGGCGTAGCGGTCACGATACCACCCAAGAGCGAGGCGGCAGTGAAGACCATCGCGCCACCATCAGCGATGTTGGTCGGCGTGTCTTGAACTTGCGCATTCAAACGGCCTTGCTGCACCTGGGGAGCCGTGCCAACTTCATAATAAACTTGTTGGCTTCCAGTGGATTCAACAACAATAACCGCTCCAGTGGAGTATGGGCCGAAAACGGTTTGACCGTTGCGGACCGTACCGATCAGGGTGGTTTGATCTGGATATTGAGGGAAGCCAAATGTCCGCGATACCTGGGCCTCGCCCTGGGTAGACACAGCGATAGATTCATTGGCGGGGATGATAACGGTGGCTTCTCCGTTTACTGCGATAACGTTAGACATAATTTTTCCTTTGTAAATTTCAAGAAGGCCGGGGCTACCCGGCCGTATTGCTTAGATCTGAGAGAACAGCATGATGCCGGACATTTCAGGCTGCTTGTTCACTACGCCGAACAGAGTATCAAGACGATACTTGGTCTTCATGGTGTTGATGTCGTATTGCTTTTGCATGACCAACTCGATACCTTGGTCAGTAGAGGCACGCATCACAGCCGCACCAGCGTCGCTAGGAACAGCATAGCGACCTGGGAGGATCTCAAGGCTATCACGCTGCCAGAACGGATTCACCGAGGCCGAAACAGTGTTCAGGAACACGATTGCAGCATTGGAGGCCGCGGTGTTTACAACGCAATTTTTATACTGGACTTCAGCATCAGTACCGCCTTGAGCAGTGATCAGCGGGGGGCTGATAACCATGGTGGTGGAATTCACCACGCTGATAACCCGGAAGGTCTTCAGTTGACCGGTATCGGCCTTGGTGATGTGATGCACAGCATTGACATTGGCAATAGTGAACGCATCGCCGGCGGCCACGTTGGCGGTGCTAGAGATGGTAACAGTTTGGAAACGGTTATCGACGTTTGCGGTTTCACCGGTCGTAGCCACTGCGGTGGCGCGGGGTACGTAGTAGTTAAGAGCCGAGGAGCGGGTGTCGATGGTCAAGCCAGCACCACCAGCAGCAGCAACCTTGCGGTTAGCGTAATCAAACTTGTAGGTAGAGAAGGAAGCCATCTCACCGACAAACGCCTTGCGCAGAGCCTTATCGCTGATCTCATTGCCGAACGAACGTGAAGCCTTCGACAGATCGTTAGCCATGCCGTTGTAATCGCGGGTAGACAAGGCCAAGAAACGATCATAAGAAGGAACGCCTTGCTCGTTCATGATGGCTTCGCACTGAGCGACATCATCAAAGCCCGAGGCGGCTGAGGTGCGCTTAACAACCAGCGTGCCTTGGTTTGCTGCCACGTTCATAATGGCCTCGTTGATATCGCTGGCCAGCTTTTGCTTAGCAGCGTTACCAAGGCGGTTTTCTTGCAGCGCGTCACGCAGTTCGGCCGCATTCATGACCCAAGGCACAGCTTTAGAAAAGCCAATGGTCGAAGGCACGGAGAGCTGGGTGAAGTCGTCGAAGTTAGACGACATATCGGTACCGCTGTAGCTGGTAGCGATATAGGGCTGGGGACGCCAAATAACGTTGTTGGTGCGCTCCATCATCGTCTGATCGGTGTTATATACAGCGACGTTCTTGCTCAAAACAAGTGCGTCTTGAAAACCCTCGAGGATGTCTTCAAACGCGACGCGCTCTTCCTTACTGAATGAATTTGCCATGATTAATAGTCCAAAGTAAAAAGTAAATTATTTAGAGGCTGCTTGTTTCTGCTTTTTGTACTGAATGACTTTCGTCATGTTGCCAGTACGCGAAGCTTCTTCGCGCAGCCGCTCAAGTGTTGAATCAACTGAACCGGAAGAACGTCCGGTACCAGACACAACACGCTCAGGGGGTGGTGCGGATTTACGGTTGGTAACTTTCAAGTCCTTCTCCAGTTTTGCAACCGCAAACGCGAACTTTACGGGGTCTGTGATCTCGGACAACTCCTTAGCCTTCTTCAAGTTCTTGCCGAGTGCGTAAACGATCAAAGCTGGGTTATCTGCACCTTGGAGAACGATCCCCTGCTGGGTAATGCTCAAGAGTTCCTGAGCAACAAGTTCAGCGTCTTCAAAGTTCTTAACCTTCAGCTCTGCTTTTGCTTTGCTGTAACCATCAAGTTTAGATTGCCACGCCTTCTGCTGATTTACTGCTTCAGCTTCTTGCTTGGCTACTACATCGTCCACTTGACGCTTCTTGTCAAACCAAGCTGCTAGGGCAGCCTCGAATTGATCAACATCGTAATCATGATCTTCAAGCTTAGGTTTTGCTCCCAGCGTAACCGGCTTGGTCTCAGTCTGCGCTGTGGTTTGCAATCTGCTATGAAGTTCTCGATTCTGTTTCTGCAATTCCCTATTCGTCTTACGCAACTCTCGAACCCATTCAGGCGCTGGAGATTCTTCCTCAGGAGGTGGCGCTTCCTCCCCAATGGATACGATGACTTCATCCGATTCGTCATCATTCGTTTCAGATTCATCTGACTTGAGCTCGTCATTAACGCTACTGCTATCGTCAATGCTTTCTTCTTGCTCAGAATTCTCGTCTACAAAAGATTCCTCTTCAAACTGATCCTCTTCTCCGACTGCCATTTTGTTCATCATCAGACCCTATCAAACTCACCCATTGAGCGGCTGGGTGGTTGCCGTTACTTAATAATACATTATTCCATCGGTTGCTGTGTATTTAAGCCACCCATAAGCTTCTGCACAGCCTCCGCATTGGCCAAATCGGTCTTGCTCATGACCTCAACAGTTTGAGCATTCTTGAGCTCAGCCGACGCAATTGTTTCAACAGTATCGGCCCGGGCTTTCGCTGCTTTTGCCGTGGCTTCCTCTGCTGCTGCCTGTAGATACATAGAATTAGGATCTTGTGGCGCGCCTTCCATCTCGGCCATAAGCTTCTCTTTCTCTTTGTCAGTAGGCTCGACAACACCCATGCGGAGTAGCTTATTGCGGAAGTATTTGTTTGCGTCTGCGATACCCTCGCCTTCCATATTCATCATCGCCATAGCGCCGAGCACCTGCATGGTGTCGGGGTCTTGCGTGATTTGAAGCATGCCAGTCAATGCCCTGACGGTTGCCGCCTTCTTGCTTGAGCTCGATGGGCCAACGTCCACGGCCACGTCAAACGATGCTGCACTGATGTCGTTCTCGATGATGACAGCGCCGGTTTCGGAATCAATCATCGGCTTCATAAGATCAACGGAGTCGGTGTCGCCACTTTGCGTGACGACCTTCATACTCCGCTTGTTTTCTGTGTAGATGTCTTTCGCCATTGAGAGCCAGATTTCGCCACAGCGCTTCATGCCCTTGGCAAAGTTGCTCATGTAGATAAACGTCTGCATGTCCACGCGCTGCTGAATCATTTCAACAGCCTTGCCAGATACTCCGCTTACCATCTTGTCAGCGCCCTGTGGGTTGCCGAGGATGTCTTGCATATCTGTTTCTGTGATCTGCAACAGCGCGGCCATGGCTGGTGGAATCTGTGCGCTCTTTGTATATGCGACAGGACCACTAAGCGACATATTGCCGTTCTGGTCAGTAACTGGATTGATCAAGAGATATGGATAATCTTTAATATTATCTTCAGCCCACATCATCTGGTGCCCTGCAACTTGCTCGGGGCTAAGAATAGGCTTCTCAACGGAAGATAGTGCGCTTATCTCGCCAAGCTTGGAGAGTTGCATGTTCTTGAGGCGCTGGGCATCCTTCGCTAGTCGCACATGGCCCATGCAGCGCTCGACGTTGTCCACAAACCAGCGTTTGCCGTACACCGGAACGATGGGGATGCATTTGCCTGCGATGTATCCAGCGTCTTCAAGAACTCGGCCACCAGACAAAATATACTTGTGGATTTGTTTTGTCTTGATCTTCTTTTGCCGAACTTCCTTACTCCCGACAGCGAGCAGAGTTTCCTCGAGGGTTTCATCATTCTCGAAGTCTGATTCCCTATATCGCTCTTCCTCGCCTGCAATGGTTTGGAAAATGCGAATGGTCTCAGACTTCTCCTCGACTTTGTAATACTCGGCCACATAAACCACATCGGGAGTACACCAATCAAACTCATACTGGTGAATCACCTTCGGCCAGTCGGTCGGGTTATCTTCCCAAGTATCTTTGTATGCTTGGCGGGTCATGCTGGTGACGACAAAGCAGAACTTGGCGTCTGACTTGTCTTGACGTTTCGCACCAAGGTCAAAGAACACGGAGCTATCAGCGTCAAAGATGGGCTCGATGCGAATGCGCTGGCGCTCATCTTCTGGGTCTTCTTCGTCTTCGTATGCTGTACGAATACGCCAGGCCCCAAAGCCGCCGCCTACAGCCTCCTCAAAGGCATTGTCGTATGCCTCGGTGGCTACTGAATCTTGCTCATCAGCCCGGTACAGGCCATCACATACCTCGGCCAACTTATCGTCTGCCTTGCCATCTTTAGAAACAAAGTCGACAGTGATCCGGTTGTTGCGGTACTCGTTGATGATCCTGATGACCGACAAGTGGATTTTGTTTACCTCAAACTTAGGCTTATTCTCAAACTGATCTTCAAGCGGGCCTTCCCACTGTGCGCCACAAATTGAATAGAACCTGCGGTCTTGCAGGCACTGAAGCCGCTCATCGCGCAGTGCGCTTTGCACCTCGTCAAACTGTGCGAGGGCGTCCGCGTGCAGATTCGATAATTTCTGAGTGTTTGAAAGCCTAGCCATGTTTAATCCCTTGGTTCGTTCTGATTCTACCAGCGCTTAACATTAGCGATAGGGGTGAATGTTTTAGGCTTCATTGTGCTAGACCGGCGCACAGCTTCGCAAGCATACCTAAGCGCATCGATAACGTGATTCTTCTTATCTTCGAGCACGGGCAGGATCTTGCCCGTAAGAGGATCTGTTTTGTAGCTGTAGAGTGTCAGCTCATCGATTGTGTGAATGCAACGAGGGTGTACTACGATGTCGTAGTTCTTGAGAAACTCAATGCCTTCCTCGACCGATCTTGGCCCTTTGACTGCCGTCATGATCTTCGGAAAGCCATTCTTTTTCATGTGGCTAATTGTTTCAGGCCTAGCTGAGTCGGCAACGATGGGCCACTTCTCGGACTCCGGCACGGTCATGAACAAATCCGGCGTATTAACTATCTCGCAGCCCACCATGTAAGCTTCGTAATCGATGTACAGAGTGCGGCCGACGATATGACAGCGCACCAGGGTAGTTGGATCGACGGCAAACCCCCAGTCAGCGCCGAGGCGGTGAATAGCGTCAGGTGGTGCATCGAACTCTTCGACCTTCCAATTCTTGAACACGCGGGTATTGCTGTTTGTGAGATAACTTCCCATCCAGACATGCTGATACTTGTCCGGATCGCGTCGCTTGTCATACTCCATTTCGTCGCGCAGGACGTCGGGGAACCAGGGGTTATCTGTGAAGTTAACAACTTTCTTGACCGTGCGAGGTGGGCAAGAATCGCCAAACAGGGCATCAACTGGGTCGGTTACGTGCTTTGGATTCCACGAAAAATAAAGTTGACTGCCGGGCTTTCTGATTGTTGGCGTCAAGACATCAAGCGATGCTTGACTGACATTTTGAGCCTCTTCCACCCAGCAAACATCCAAACCTTCCATAGATTTGACCGAATCAATGTTTGATCTCAAGCCGGAGAATAAAAACAGCGAACCGTTCGCGCCTCTTATTTCCGTATCGGTGCTGAC